GATATAGCTAATGCTGCTTTTGGTCAAGCTAATATAGCGTATACACATGCTAATGGAGCCTTTAGTCATGCTAATGTAACATCAAATGTTGCTAATGCGGCTTATGATCAAGCTAACACAGCCAGAACGCATGCTAATGGTGCTTTCGTTACTGCTAATGCAGCTTTTGGTTCTCAAAATGTAACATCAAATGTTGCTAATGCAGCATACGATCAAGCTAACACAGCAAGAACACACGCTAATGGTGCTTTTATAGCTGCTAATTCTGCTTTTGGTTCTCAAAATGTAACATCAGTAGTTGCTAATGCAGCATATGATCAAGCTAATATAGCGTATACACATGCTAACGGTGCATTTAGTCATGCTAATGTAACTTCTGATATAGCTAATGCGGCTTATGGGCAAGCTAATACAGCAAGAACACATGCTAATGGTGCTTTTGCAAATGCTAATAGTTCAGGTGTAGTTGCTTCTGCAGCTTTTAACAAGGCTAATACATCTGCATCTGACGCATTGGCTTTTGCTATAGCATTAGGATAATAAATAAAATGATATTTAATTTAGGAAAGAATTATGCCTAATACATTTAAAAATGCAATGGTACCTTCGGTAGGAACTTCTAATACTACATGTTACACTGCGCCTTCAGGTTCTCAAACAACATTGATAGGTTTAAGTATTGCTAACAGATCGAATGTAGACATTAGCATAGACGCATCGATGAGAGATTTTTCAAATTCCAATTCAGAAACATTTATTATTGTTGGTGCGCCTATTCCAGTCGGTAGCGCATTGATTGTAATAGGCGGTGATCAAAAAGTTGTTATGGAGTCTGGAGATACTTTAAACGTTAGATCTTCTGTAGCAAGTTCTGCAGACGTTATAGCTTCTATGTTAGAGATAACTTAATGCCATATTTAGGTACTATTCCGAACCCAACAGGATTTCTTACTGTTTCCGCTAAGGCGAACAGTGCTTGTGTAACTTCATCAGCTGCATTTGATCAAGCAAATAATGCAGTATTCAAGACTGGCAACACTATGACAGGTAATCTTGTCATGTCTGGTGCTAATATTGCATTTGTTTCATCAACGAATTCTGGTATATATTGGGGTAATACTGGTTTATCATTTATACATTCACCTGCTGCTAATACACTAGTATTTGGCACTAGTGGTGCTGAAGATATGCGTCTTGATAGCAGCGGTAATCTTGGAATAGGAAATACATCACCAAGCACTTCTTTGCATATTAGTGCAGTTTCTCCAGCCATAACGCTTCATAGCACTTTAAGTTCTAGAAAAGCTGAAATAGGTTTATTAGATTCATATAACACTTATATAAATGGACCTAACGGTGGATGGTTAATTTTAAATTCACAAACGGGCGTTACTCTTTTCAGAAACAACGGAAATGAAATTGCAAGATTCGAAGGAAATAATTTAGGCATTGGGACATCATATCCTCAATCTCCTTTACAAGTAATCGGTGCTGGTCGTTTTGGTTCTTCTAATTCGCAATCTACAGGTTGCCTTGCAATTTATAATGACGGAAATAATGCAACCATTGAAGTTTTTGCTGGAAACGACACAGCAACAAAACGAAACTTACTCTTGTCTACATATGGTGGTAATGTTGGTATTGGGACGACAGACCCCCAAGCTCGACTTCACATCGCAGGTAACCAAGCAATTACCGGTATAATTTACAATCCAGCAGCCGGAAACACTAGTCAGCTCGTTCTTTCATCAGACACAACAGCGGCTACCTCCACTTCGTGTATCGCTCTTTGGGGCCAATCGAATGCAACTTATCCTGGAGACGTGCATATCATATCCAGGGGGTCAGGAGGAACAAAGTTTTACAACTACAATGGTTCCAGTTGGAGTGAACACATGCGCCTCACCAGCGACGGCAACGTCGGCATAGGTACGAGTGTGCCGGGAACGTTGTTTCAGGTCGGTAACGCATATCTCTCGCTGTCCTATAACAATACTTACGCTGCAACAAATTGGTTCGGTACTTCCGGTATTGGATTCAACTGTCGTCGGACAGCCGCAAATACGTGGACGTTCAGTACCGACACAGGAAACAATGGCGGCGGATTGATTGATGGGGATATTGGGGGCCCACTGCGCTTTTTTGTTCGGTCAACAAGCGGGGGTAGTGTAGCTACATTAACCGATGCGCAAATGTTGGCAACAGAAAGGATGCGCATAACCGGCGCCGGCAACGTCGGCATCGCAACAAAATCACCAACAGCAACATTACATGTATCAGGAAACGTTACAGCACAGGCAATAGATGTTGCTGGAGTAAACGTTGCCCCAACTATCGTTGCTGCTTTTGCTGCTGCTAATGCTGAAGTAATAGGTGTTGCTGCTTTCGGTCAAGCTAATACAGCATATTCTAGTGCAGTATCTAAAACTGGCAATACCATGACTGGTAATCTTGTCATGTCTGGTGCTAATATTGCATTTACCACAGCAACTGATTCTGGTATATATTGGGGCGGTACTGGCTTATCTTTCATACGTTCACCTGCTGCTAATACAATTGTGTTCGGCACTAGTGGTGCTGAAGATATGCGAATAGATGCTAGCGGTAATGTTGGTATCGGCACAACATTACCGACCTTCAAGTTTGTTGTCGCTCAAAGCACTACTGATGGTGCATGGATTTCGGGTGGTGTTGGTGCCAATTCTAACTTTGGTTTAGGCGGTTATGCTGGAGCGTCAGACGGAGCATTTAACATTAACTATGATCGATCCTCTGGACATATATCGTTTCAAGGAGGCTCTCGCGACACACTTTCGACGAGAATAAGGATCGACGGTTTAGGAAGGGTTAGCGTTGGCACATTACCACCGGTAAGCAAACTTACTATTGAAGATGGAATAACACCTGCGTCTAACGCACCAACATATCGTGGATCGGTAGTTATTGCCACAAACGGAGGCACAACTGGTGGTTCAGGTGGTATAGAGTTTCATGCAGCAGCTTCTGGTGCAGGTTATGGTTTTAGAATTGCCAATCCAGATGAATTGGCAGGTAGTGTTCCATTAGTATTTCAGTCTAGAGCAAGTTCTAGTGCTTGGTCTGAAAGAATGCGAATTACACAAGAAGGTAGAGTTGGTGTAGGAACAACATCACCAACAGCAACATTACATATTTCTGGGAATGTTACAGCACAGGCAATAGATGTTGCTGGAGTAAACGTTGCCCCAACTATCGTAGCTGCTTTTGATTCTGCGAATACAAAAGTATCGAGTGTCAATGGAACATCAGGTCAAATATATTCTTCTGGTACCTCAACACCAACCTTAAACCTTATCTCAACAGGTGTTAGTGCAACCACATATGGTGGTTCAACTAATGTGCCTGTAATTACTGTTGATCAATTCGGTCGGTTGACAGCTGCTTCTAATATTGCAGTTCAAGGTATGGATTATGCTTATGTTAACACTTCTGTTGGTGCAGCTTTTAATAGAGCTAATACAGCTAATATAACCGCCGATGCTGCTTTCGGCAAAGCTAATGGCGCAGTACAAACCGGCTGGACAACAATAACTGCTAATGGTACTTCCATAACTCCTGCCAGTAATGCAGATACCTTAACTTTCAGAACTACCGGTAACGTTTCAATTGTTGGTGTTTCTGCTAACGATAATATTATATTCGATTTAACCACAACTGGTGTTACTGCAGCAGTATACGGTAATGCCACAATTATACCAGTTATGACTGTTGATAGTAGAGGGCGTGTATCAGCAGTAACGAATACTGAATTAGCTCTAAGATCAACTTCAAATTATCAAATTAATTCTTTAGGTGTTGGTACTGCCGCTTCTGGCACAACAGGCGAAATAAGAGCAACTAATAATATAACTGCGTATTATTCAGATAAAAGACTAAAGAAAAATATAAAAATAATAGAAAATGCATTAGAAAAACTAAAACTTATTAGTGGTATATCTTTCCAAGCTAATGATGATGCAGCTAAATATGGTTATACTGATGTTAAAACGCAAATTGGTGTGATAGCACAAGAAATAGAACAAGTGTTACCTGAAATCGTTGTACCAGCACCATTCGATATAGGTAAAAATCCAGATGGTAGCGAGTATTCTATCTCAGGGGAAAATTATAAAACTGTTCAATATGAAAAATTAATACCTCTTCTAATACAAGCCATTAAAGAATTGCAAAAAAAAGTAGAAAAATTGGAAAATACTGAAAAGAGTAAATAAATGGCAAACCCAACATCAAGAACAACCCTTATCGATTATTGTAAACACCACCTCGGTTTCTCTGTAATCGAAATCAATAACGAAAGGATAAGAAATGATTAATGTAACATGGAATGTTGAAAGAATGGAATGTTATCCAAAAATTAACACATTCACTGATGTTGTGTTTAATGTTCATTGGAGAGTGAATGGTCAAGAAGAACAATATTATGCAACAAACTATGGTAGTGTTACTTTAACAATACCTAATGAAGGCGATTCATTCGTTCCATACAATGAATTAACTTTTGATCAAGTTATTCAATGGGTCAAAAATACTATGGGAGAAACGACTGTCACAAATATAGAACAAAGTATATCTGATCAAATAGAAAAACAAAAAAATCCACCAGTTGTAGTTTTACCTTTGCCTTGGGATTCGATAAATAATACTGATACATCTATGGATGTTGAAATTTCTACCTTAAATAATGGAGATATTAATGAACAGAATTAATTTAGAAATAACCCTTGACGAAGTAAATCTAATTTTAACTGCTTTGGGTAAATTGCCTTATGAAGTGTCGTATAAGTTGATTAATTCAATAGTAACCTCTTCGGAAAAACAAGTGAATGAACAAAAAATTGCAACTAATTGAGTAAAAGGTATCTACCTTTTGTTTGATATAAATATATCTACTAAGCAAAAGGTAGATACATGGCAAACCCAACATCAAGAGCAACTCTTATCGATTATTGTAAACGACGCCTCGGCTTCCCTGTAATCGAAATCAATGTCGATGATGATCAAGTGGAAGATCGTATAGATGATGCTCTGCAATTCTATCAAGACTACCATTATGATGCCGTACAAAAAGTGTACCTAAAACATAAAGTATCCTCGGATGATGTAAATCGTCAATATATTGATATGACACAAGCCTCTGGTGTTGCCACAGTTACCTCTGGTTCTGCCACAGTTACCGGTGAAGGAACTAACTTTGCCGCAGAATTTGCCGCCGGTGTCACCGATCTCACTATCAATGGTGAAACTAAAAAAATCCTATCAATCACTGATAAAGGTCTAATGACCATGAACTCAGTGTATTCTTCTTCGGCAGCCGGTGTTCCAATAACCGTTGAACAAGCAGCCGATTCGATCATTGGTGTAACTCGTATATTCCCTCTATCGTCAACTAATGCAACAGTCAATATGTTCGATCTTCGTTATCAATTGCGTTTGCATGAACTCTATGACTTTACCTCTACATCTTATGTAAACTTCGTTCTAACACAACAACATCTTCGTACATTGGATATGCTGTTTTCTGGAGAACAACCAGTAAGGTTTAATCGCCATCAAAATAGATTATATATCGATTTTCAATGGGGAACTGATATACAAGCTGGTGAATATTTAATCGTTGAAGCCTATAAAATTATAGATCCTAACTCGTATACAGATGTTTATAATGATCGTTGGGTTAAAATGTACTCAACAGCATTAATCAAAAAACAATGGGGTATGAACTTAAAGAAATTTGGTGGTATTCAGTTGCCTGGTGGTGTGCAATTAAATGGTCAACAAATATATGATGAAGCAGATGCTGAAATACTAAAACTAGAGCAAGAAATGCAGGACAAATACGAATTGCCTGCAGAATTTATTCTCGGTTGATGAGCGTAAAATATAAATGGCAGTAAATCATTACTTCAATAATTTTCCTGGTGTTGTAACACCAGAGCAATTACTCGTAGAAGATCTTATCATTGAATCCATTAAACAATATGGTGTTGATTGCTATTATGTACCTCGTAAATCGCTGAGCCAAGAAGATCTAATCTATGGTGAAGATCCCGTAAAAACATATGATGCTGCTTATTCTTTGGAAATGTATATTCAATCAGTAACTGGTTTTGAAGGACCTGGCGAATTTTTTAGTAAATTCGGTTTAGAAATCAGAGACTCTCTAAGAGTTGTTGTTGCAAGAAGAACATATGAAAAATATGTTCCTAAAGCAGTATACTCGAGACCTCGTGAAGGCGATTTAGTGTATATTCCAGCATTAGCGAATATGTATGAAATTAAATATGTTGAAGAAGAAAGAAACTTTTATACATTAGGAAGACGACCACCATTGTTCTATTATTATGAACTAAGTATGGAACTCTATAAATTTTCTAATGAAAGGTTTAACACAGGAGTTGAAGAAATCGATGATGTCGGTCGCGAATATTCGTATACACAAAATATGGCAATGACAGCTGGCGGAACTGGTGCGTATAAACAAGGTGAAATTGTATACCAAGGTTCTACATTAGCCACAGCAACATCAAGAGCTATAGTGAAAGACTGGTTTCCATCAAATAATACATTACAACTAATCAATATCAAAGGAACATTTTTGTCAGCTAGTACGATCAAAGGTTCAGAATCTAATGCTCAGTTTACATTGACTACTTTTGATAGACAAAACTTTGATGCTGTATCCGACGAATTGACTAATAACCTTGAAATACAAAATGATGCTGATGGTATTATTGATTTTTCAGAATCTAATCCATTCGGAGAACCATAATGTCGTCAGGTATTTTCGGTTCTCATTTTTATCATCGCATAACTAGGAAAATAGTTGTTGCGTTCGGTTCATTGTTTAATGAAATAATATTGGTCAGATATAACAAAACAGGAACAACCGAATTAGAAAGAATTTTAGTTCCTATCGTTTATGCACAAAAAGAAAAATTTTATTCTAGAATTAAACAAGATCCAGACCTTTTGAAAAGTATACAGATTTCATTGCCTAGGATTTCTTTCGAGATAGTTGGTCTTGAATATGATCCAACAAGAAAACAAAATAGTATGATTCGAAACGTAAACCTAGCAACAGCCACTAGTACAACAACAAAGACACAATATACTGGAGTACCATATAATTATGAATTTTCTATGTCAATATATGTTCGAAATATCGAAGATGGTTGGCAAATCGTTGAACAAATATTGCCAATATTTAATCCAGATTATACTTTGACACTTGATCTTGTGAGCACTATGGGTATTAAAAAAGATGTACCTATATTGCTGAACTCTGTAGGATACACCGTTGATTATGAAGGACCTCATGATCAAGATGACACACGTATCGTTATATTCGATTTATTGTTCACTGTAAAAGCTTTCTTATTTGGACCTATTTCTGATACTAAAATTATCAACAAAGCCAATACAAACATTTATGGATCATATTCTATCGGAAGTGCTTCCGGCGGTGGTGGTGTTCTAGGCAATGAAATTTATGTATTGAATTTGATGTCTAATGGATTTAAAACATATAAGTCTGGTGAATTAGTGTACGCTGGATCTTCGTTAGAGTTTGCTGACGCTAAGGCTATTGTAGTTGAACATGATACGATAAATAGAAAACTATATGTTCGTGATATATACGGCAATAAAAGCGGTTCTGGTGCATTTTTAGCGAATAATGAAATTATTGGTATCGAAACTGGTGCAACGCATAATGTTTCTTCTTCATATGTTTCCAATATTAAATTAGTTATTGGAACTGTGACACCAGATCCTGTTAACGCGAATGTAAATAGTGATTTTGGATTTACTGAGGTGATAACTGAGTTTCCTGACACTTTAGGATTATAGAATGAGCAAAGTTGATGATAAATTGAGTGAAATACTGAATATAGAACCCTCAAAAAATCAAGAAATAATAGTTGAACCAATAAATGATACTCAATCAGATTATGATTTGAGTCGTTCAACTATTCGTAGTTTGGTGAAAAAAGGCGAAGAAGCATTAGACGATTTGTTATTCGTGGCAAAACAAAGCGAAAGCCCCAGAGCATACGAAGTAGTTGCCAATATGATCAAAAATATATCTGATGTTACTAAAGAACTTGTTGAGTTACAAATACGAATGAAGTCTTTAGAAGAAGAAAAAAACAGATCATCAGGTGGTGTTACAGTGCAAAATGCTGTATTTGTAGGTTCAACAGCAGAACTTCAAAAGCTATTAAGAAAGTCCAGAGAAGAACAAGATGTCTGAAAATATTGGTGGTTATAACGCAAATCCTAATTTAAAACGTTCAGGCGTAAAGATTGAATGGACAGAAGATCAAGTTAAAGAATATGTAAAGTGTTCTGAAGATCCATTGTATTTCGCTTTAAACCATATGAAAATCGTAAGCGTCGATAAAGGTCTTGTTCCATTTAAAATGTGGGACTTTCAAAAAAACATGCTTACTACATTTCATCAAAACCGATTTGTTGTATGTAAGATGCCGCGACAAGTTGGCAAATGTTTTGTTATAAATACTATTGTAACTATTAAAGATAAGAGAAGCAACGAAATTTTTGATATGACAATAGGAGATTTTTATGAGTTGGTACGAGAAGAATCGAGATCAAGTTTTACAGAAGAAGATAGAAGAACAGAACGAATTGTTCAAGGACAAGGTGGAAAATCTGGATTACGTGAAATGTCATTATTGCGAAATGAAGTCGCGAGATTTGACGAATCATATATTTCGAGTTCACAAAATGCGTCCGAAAGAATATGCCAAAAACTATTCATTGCGTTGTCAAAATTATTTACAAGCACAATCGGAAAGAGTTATTGGGGAGAAAAACCCGGCTTATCAACACGGTGGAAAATATTCTCCATTTTCAAAGAAATTTATAAAAGAGAATCACAATGTAGAGATTACGAAAGAAAAAGCAAAGAAGAACAAATTAGAAAAGAATCAAGATACCACGAAAATAGAATATTGGTTGAAAAAAACCAATGGAGATATGATAGAAGCACAGAAACTTCTTTCAGAGAGACAAACGACATTTTCTTTGAAAAAATGTATCGAGAAATATGGTCAAGAAGAGGGAGAGAAAATCTGGAAATTGCGTCAAGAAAAATGGCTGAAATCATACAAAAAAAACAATTATTCCAAAATTTCACAAAACTTATTTCAGAATATAATGAATACTTACAAATCAAATTCAGTTTACTTTGCGGAATGGTCCAGAGAAGATATGCAGGAGTATCAGAACAAAGAGTACAGACTAAAACTATTGGATGGAACAACGATTTTACCAGATTTTTTGGATTTGAACAGAAAGAAAATAATAGAGTTCGATGGAGATTATTGGCATTCAAACAGGATAGCGAATCCCAAAAGAGAGGAAGAAAGAACCAAGAGAATACTTCAAAGTGGTTTTCAATTATTGAGAGTCAAAGAAGCAGATTACAAAAAGAATCCGAATCAAATTATTCAGGATTGCATCAATTTCCTAAACTCTCCGACAACATTACAAGAAAATTCATAGAATCTTTTGAATTGCATAATTATGAAGTTTTATCTGATAGCGGTTTTGTACCCATAAGTCACATTCACAAAACAATACCATATAGAAAATGGAAAATAGTTTTAGATTCAGGCGAAAGTTTATATTGTGCAGACGATCATATAGTTTTTGATGATAATTTAAATGAGATTTTTGTCAAAGATTGTATTCCAAATCAAACTAAAATAATGACTAAAAATGGTTATTCATTAGTTAAACAATGTTATTCTTTGGACACAACAGAAAATATGTATGATCTTTCAATTGATTCTGAAGATCATCGTTTTTATACCAACGGCATATTGTCTCATAACTCAACAACAATTATTGCGTATTTGCTTCATCAAATTATTTTTAGAGATAATACAAGTGTTGCTATGTTGGCTAATAAAGGTTCAACTGCAAGAGAATTATTAGGTCGTTTGCAGCTTTCTTATGAAAACTTACCTCTTTGGTTACAACAAGGTATCAATACATGGAATAAAGGTAATATTGAACTTGAAAATGGTTCAAAAGTTATTGCTGCATCAACATCTTCAAGTGCTATTCGAGGAGGTGCATATAAAATTTTGTTCCTTGACGAGTATGCTTTCGTTCCGAATAATCAGGCAGATCAATTTTTTACATCAGTTTACCCAACTATCTCTTCGGGTAAAACATCACAGGTTTTGATAGTATCTACACCAAATGGTCTAAATCATTTTTATCGTATGTGGTCTGATGCCAGCAATAAGAGAAGCAATTATATTCCTCTCGAAGTTCATTGGTCAGAAGTTCCTGGTCGTGATGAAAAGTGGAAAAAAGAAACTATCAGAAACACTAGCATTGATCAATTTAGACAAGAGTTCGAAACAGAGTTTATCGGTTCTTCTAATACATTGATCTCTGGGGTTAAATTGAAAACATTAGTATTTAATAACCCTGTTCGAAAAGATGGTCAATTAGATATTCACGAAGAACCACAACGCGGACACACATATGTTATGACTGTTGATGTATCTAGAGGGCAGGGAATGGATTATTCGGCATATTCTGTTATCGATGTTACAACAGTTCCTTACAAGCAAGTTGCTAAGTTTAGAGATAAAGATTTATCGCCTCTTATTTTTCCTACTATGATACATAATGTAGCTACTTATTATAATACTGCATACGTTTTGGTAGAAATTAACGACATCGGTCAACAAATAGCAGATATTATGCATCATGAGCTTGAATACGATAATTTGGTAAAGATTACATCTAAGCCGAGACAAGGGCAACAAATGTCTTTAGGTCATACTAAAAAAATTCAGTTGGGTGTGAAAACATCTATATCTACTAAACGTATTGGTTGTTCAAATTTAAAAACATTAATTGAGTCGGATAAGTTGTTAATTATGGATTCCGATACAATCATGGAATTGATGACATTTGTGGCTCATAGAGAGTCATTTGCTGCAGAAGAAGGTAGTCACGACGATTTAGCTATGACATTGGTATTGTTTGCATGGTTTATTGCACAGAGGCATTTCAGAGAGGGATTAAATAACGATATAAGAACTATATTGCAGCAAGAGCAATTAAATGTTATGCAAGAAGATATTGTACCATTTGGTGATATTGATGATGGTATAAACGAAGTTGAAACAATGGACGAATTAACTAGAACATGGTTAGAAGAGCGTAGAATAAAAGCGCCTTTAGATAGTTTTGAATATGATTGGACAGGTAAACTTGGTAGATAGTTGTGAAAATGTTGAAAATCATAAATAATAATGTATTTTAAGTAACAACATATTCACTTCTGAAAGGAGTAAACAATGGCTTTTCAATTAAGTCCTGGTGTAGTAACTACAGAAATTGATCTAACAACGGTAATTCCTGTTATTTCTACTACAGCTGGTGGTTTCGTTGGCGATTTTTTATGGGGTCCAGCAAACACAGTAGTTACGATCAACAGCGAAAATACTTTAGCATCTGTATTCGGTAAGCCCACAAACGACAATTATTTATCGTTTATGACTGCAGCAAGCTTTTTGGCATATGGTAACAATTTGAAGGTCGTGCGCGCAATTAATGCAAGTTCCAAAAATGCTACATCAAACGGTGGTGGTGTATTGATTCAAAATGATGACGTATGGTTCAACAACTATCGTTCATCAACAACAACCAATACTGCTTGGGGAAATACTACTGCAGAAATTGGTTTCGCAGCAAAACATGCTGGCACATTAGGTAATTCTATAAAAGTAGCATTTTTACATGCTGGCAACACAAGTTTGTTCACAAATTGGGCATATCAGTCGTTTTTCGATTCCGCACCTGGCACATCAGATTACGCTGAAACTCGCGGTTCGACGAACGACGAAATTCATATCGTTGTTGTTGACGCTAAAGGCGATATTGCTTCTTCTGGAACACCAGCTGGTACCAACGCAGCTGGTGCTGTTCTTGAAACATTCCCATATGTTTCTGTAGCAGCAGACGCTAAAAATTCTGATGGCTCTTCAAATTTCTATGTTGACGTTTTAGCATCGAAATCAAACTGGGTTCGTTGGTTAGCACATCCTGCCAATACAACTAACTGGGGAACAACAGCAACAAATGGTGTAACATTTAGTGGCATTAATGGTTTTTCAGCTGCATTAGCTAATGGTACAACATTGACTGGTGGTGCATACACTGCAGCAACAGATGCTAATAAGCAAATTGGATGGGATCTATTTAAGAGCGAAACAGTTGACGTTTCATTGTTAGTTACAGGTGATGCATCTGCAACAGTAGGTGCATATGTAATCGATAATGTTGCTGAACTAAGAAAAGATTGTGTGGCATTTTTATCACCTGCTTCAGCGAACGTTGTAAACAATCCTGGTGGTGAAGTAACAGCAATCAAAACACAGAAAAATACAAACATCAATCGTTCAACTTCATATGCTGTATTCGATTCTGCATGGAAGTACATGTTCGATAAGTACAATAACACATATCGTTGGATTCCGTTGAACGCTGACATTGCTGGTCTATGTGTAAGAACTGATTCTACTCGCGATCCTTGGTTCTCACCAGCTGGTTTAAATCGCGGTCAAGTTAAAAATTCTATTAAACTATCATGGAATCCTACAAAAACAGACAGAGATGAACTTTATAAGGCTGGTATTAATCCTGTTGTTTCGTTCCCAGGCGAAGGCACAGTATTATTTGGCGATAAAACAATGTTAAGTAAGCCTAGCGCATTTGATCGAATCAACGTGCGTCGTTTGTTTATTGTTCTTGAGAAAGCTATAGCTACAGCTGCTAAATATTCATTGTTCGAGTTTAACGATGAGTTTACACGTTCGCAGTTCGTATCTTTAGTAGAGCCATTTTTGAGAGAAGTTCAGGGTCGTCGTGGTATTTTCGATTATAGAGTTGTTTGTGACGAAACTAATAATACAGCAGAAATAATTGATAGAAATGAATTTGTTGGTGATATCTATATTAAACCAGCACGTTCTATAAATTTCATTCAGTTAAATTTTGTTGCTGTTAGAAGTGGAGTTGCTTTCGATGAAATCGTAGGCAGATTCTAATAAATAGATGAAATAAAAGGAGTATAGTAAATGCCTTTCAATGTTTCCACTTTTCGTAATAATATGGTTGGTGATGGTGCAAGACCTAATCTGTTTGAAGTCAGTATGACTTTCCCTGTTGGGGGAACTGCCGAACAAAGAAACTTTACCTTTATGTGCAAAACAGCACAGTTACCAGGATCATCAATTGGTTCTGTTATCGTACCATATTTTGGTAGAGAAGTGAAGTTTGCTGGTAATCGTACTTTCCCAGATTGGTCTGTTACCATTATCAATGACGAAAACTTTCAGTTAAGAAATGTATTCGAAAGATGGATGAACTCTATCAATCA